ATGGCCCACAGGGCAGAAGATTGGATTGTTTAATGTTCAAGATTTACATAAACACTCAGACACAATTGCGATCTGCGAAGGGGAGATTGACACGATTGTTCTATCTGGTTGTGTTGGTATTCCTGCTGTTGGGGTTGCTGGCGTATCTCAATGGAAAGCCCACTTTCCAAAACTTTTTGAACCGTATACGCGGATCTTAATATTTGCAGACAACGACATAAAAGATGATGGTCGTAACCCTGGTCAAGAGCTGGCTAAGCGGATCAAGGAAGACTTGCCGTCAGCAGTTATTGTAGGATTACCAGGTAATCAGGACGTTAATGATCTATACTTAGCGCATGGCAAAGACTGGTTTGATGAGCGACTAGCGGCATGACAACTATCGCCTGCATTGAAGGACCCGAATGGGTAATGATTGGGGCAGACTCGCAATCTTCCAGTGAAGATGGGTTTTCGATCAACATTCCCAACGGAAAAATTTTTAGAAATAATAACGTGGTCTTTGCGATGGCAGGTTCAGTACGCGGCATTAACATTCTTGAGCATGACTTTATACCGCCGCAGATCAACGGCAAGGACATAGATAAGTACGTTACTCGCCAACTTATTCCATCAATTCGCAAGGCTTTCTTGGACGCAGGCTATGAATTTAGCAAGGCAGAAGCAGCAGTTGAGCATGACAACATTATTATCGTAGTAGTTAAGGGCAAGGTTTATTGCATCAATGAGGACTACTCATGGGAGCGCAGCGTAGACAACATGTATGTAGCAGGCAGTGGCGAGAAGTTTGCTCTTGGCGCTATGGCAGCTCTGGCTGGTGGCTTGGTGGATGACGCTGCAAAAGCCCGTAAAATAGTCACAAAAGCCCTACAAATCGCTAGTAAATATGATGCTTACACAGGTGGCAAGATCACCGTATCTCTTATTCAGGAAAGTAAATGAGCCGCGGATACGATCCAACATTTATAGGTGGACCTTATGATGGTGGACGTGTATCGCTAGCGTTTTGGGTACTCGACACGATTGAAGTACCATATGAGTATTTTGATACACATACGGCATTTGTCTGTTATGATATAGATCCTAAGACTAAGAATTATGTATACAAAGGCCAGCGCAACATACCGAAGGGTAGACCGAATGACAGAGAAGATACAAGTGACCAATGAACCAGATGACTTTGTTGTTTCCATGTGGCAAGTGTTCGACGGGGCAGGTAACCTCTTACTCAAGAAACATGCTGACTACGGACCAAAGAACATTTCGCAAGCTCCTGGTGGTCCACTTAACGGCTTACGTGTGCGTATGTGGGATAAACTTGCGCGGATCAATAACCTTGTCGACAACAACGCAGCTCCAGAGAACGAGTCACTTAGAGATAGTTTCCTAGACCTATTAAACTATAGCGCTATTGCTTTAATGGTGCTAGACGGGGCGTGGCCTAAAGAGTGAAAAGTGTAGTAGTAATATCAGATCTACAAGCACCTTACCATGATGAGAAAGCAGTTAATNCTATCGCTAGTTTCATCAAGTGGTACAAGCCAAGCAGCGTAGTATCTGTTGGCGATGAGATTGATCTACCGCAAATCTCCCGTTGGGAAGAAGGACGTGGTGGAGAGTGGAAGTATGATCTTGGTAAGCACCGCGACATTACAGTAGAGATACTCAAGAAGCTGCAAGTGCGGCATATCTCTCGCAGTAACCACTCAGATCGTTTATACAATAAAATTAATAGCAAGGCTCCAGGACTACTAGGATTGCCTGAACTTGAATTAGAAAACTTTTTAAGACTACCCCAGCTTGGCATAACCTATCATAAAGAACCGTTTGAACTTGCACCAAACTGGCTGCTTGTACATGGTGATGAGAGTAACGTGCAACCAACTGCTGGTGCCACTGCTCTTGGTCTTGCTAAGCGCAGCGGTATGTCTATTGTGTGTGGTCACACGCACCGCATGGGTCTAACTCATTACACCACTGGCTGGTCTGGTAAGACTCGCACTGTGTGGGGCATGGAAGTTGGTAACCTTATGGATTATAAGCATGCTCGTTACATTAAAGCAGGCCTATTCACATGGAATAAAGGATTTGGTTTGCTCCATGTAGATGGACAGACTGTTATGCCACAACTTGTACCTATTGTAAACAATTCATTTACAGTGGATGGTAAGGTATGGCGCTGGTAGAAGTAAAACTTAGTATTGCTGACGTAACTTATGCAACGATTGAAGCAGTAGAACGCTACAACTTTAATCGTGATATGGGTAACGACTGGTCTAAGATAAGTAAGACATGGCCAGAAGCTATTGCTCGTGAGATTAATGGCGTAATTGCTGAGATTGCAGTTGGCCGCTGGAAAGATAAGTTTCCTACTACCCTCTTTGCTGATCGCAAGAGTGGAGACGTGGGTGAGTTTGAAGTACGCTCAACGGCATACTCCTATGGCAAGCTCTTGTTCCAACCAGATGACAATAAAAACCGCAGATATTTTTTTGTAACTGTAGATGGGCACTATAGAGCGCTTATCGTAGGCTGGCTCTGGGGCTGGGAAGGGATACAAGATCAGTTCTGGGATACAAACATGCCAGTACCATGCTATGCAGTGCCACAAAACCTTCTCCACGATCCAGAGGAATTAGATTGACTTGGTTAGATGAAGCGCAAGAGATTGCCCATACAGTATCCAGGCAAGTCCACCGCAAATACACAACTTACTTTGATGCAAGCGATGTTAAGAATGAACTTATCGTCTGGGTCTTACGGCGCGAGACGAAGGTTAAAGAGTGGCTTGACCATGATAAAGATACTGAAGATTATCGCGTTGGTATTAGGATGCTTGCCAAAACTCTTCAACGCCATGCGGATAAGTATTGTCGCAGAGCTAAAGCGCAAGCGGTTGGGTATGAAGTAAGAGATGAAATTTTTTATTCTGCTGAAGTATTAGAGCAGCTCCTACCTTTTGTTTGGAAAGATACTGTTCCTACAACCAACCCGACTGGCGAGAAGGTAAGTGGTGGTGGCAACCCTGCTGAGGGTGGTAACTACATTATCTCGCTCTTTGATGTGCGCAAGGCTAAAGATAAATTAGAGCCAGACGATCAACTCCTGCTCCATATGAAGTACGTAGAAGCTATGACTTACGACCAGATCGCTGAAAGTTTGGTAATATCCAAGTCATCTGCAGAGCGCAAGGTTAAGGCTGCCATACGTAGACTTACTAAAGAATTGGGCGGAGAAGATCCATGGCTGAGAAAGAAAAAGGTAGAAGACTAGTGGCTCATTATGACTATCGTTGCCAAGTGTGCAACATTGAAACAACTGTTGAACGTTCTATGTTTGAAGAAGGACCAGATCCAATTTGTTGCGGCATGGGTATGCGCAGGATCTTTGGTTCACCGCCAGTAAAGTTTAACGGCTCTGGGTTTTATACAACCGATAACCCAAAGAGATAAATAAAAAGCCTCACCTTTCCACGGGTGGGGCTTTCTTTATGCGTACCTTTATGCTAAACCATAGCCTTGTTGGCGGTTGCCAACATGATTAATATAGCACAAAACCCCCGTGGATAGGACACAGGGGCTTTGGCGTGTCGTGATAAGCGACACTATAGCGCGGCAGGATCGCGAACAGTTGCAATAATACCATAACCATCGTCAACCTGTCCAACGTGGTTGGCATAATCTTTTTTAAGGTTATTAATGGTGTTGTAAGGACCGACAGCAATAGCCATTTGCAGGCTTGGGTAGACCGCTACGGCCATGTATTGATCGCGCTTGGCAGTTAGTTCCTCTACCAATTCCCAGACCTTCTTAGCCATATCCTCGCTTGAGTCTGCTTCTTCATCAAGCAAAGCTGCCATCTTCTTAATCTCGCTAGGCTTGGCTTTCATTACATTTCCCTTTCTACAACTTGGATAGTTTCGCAAGGATATGGGATTATCTCTTCACCACTACATTCAGTGCAAGCTAGTCCAATAGTAGAATCATAAGGCTTGTGTAGTTCCACCACTTTATGAACAGCGTCCCACGCCATGCCATCAAGCATGGATCTGCCTACGGAATACCTGTAAATTAAAGCTAATAATTCATCATGTGTCATCGATACAGCTCAATTCCTATGACCCACTTAAACAAATACAGACCTAACTCCCATTTGTACCCTATTGGATACTCCCAGTTGGTCAAATAAATACCCAATTCGTATGAGTTGCTGTTAGTTCCAAAGCGTATTTTCATTAGTATCCGCCTAGACATTCCTTTGAGTGCGTGTGTCGTGAGTAGAGCATTTGATACTCGCTCTTGCTGGGCGCAAATAACTCAGCGCCACATGCTCCACATGCTCCAAACCATTCTCCACCAAAAAAATCAAATTTCATTTAAGTGTTCCCATCCAGTGCTTNATAGCTTCTAAGTTTTCATGCAGCGTTAGATAGCCATAGATCTTGCGGTTATCTAAGTACTGCAATATATCATTCTTGCGCCAGTTACGGCTAACTCTTACATACTCATAGTCCTGCGTACCATCAAAGTAGTTGGTAAAAGGCAGGGCTTTGGGGTGAATAAGGTAGGTACAGTGGACCAGATCGATAGGGAATATGCCCCGTATTATCCCATTGAGCAGGGAAAAGTACTCATCTGAGTCACGATAATAGCCCGTTTCTGTAACTGGGTGGTGATAGTTGCTGTAGGCAACGTGATTTTCTTCGCCTTCTGCTGCTGCGTAGCGCAGTAGTGGGGCGATAACAGGACGTGAAGCAGATATAAGGGTGCGTAGCGTCTCTGGTAGTAGAAAGTTATCTACATCTGCCACAAAGTAGTGATAGCCCAGCTCTTTAGCCTTCTCTATGCCATCTTGGCGTAGTGCGCCTAATACATCAAAGCGCATAGCGTTCCACTCATGTACACCAAAGTTCTGTACTGGCTCTGGCACGTCGCTATCGTCTAGTTCTATGTCTAACCAGTCATATTTCCATGGCTCGCCATTGATTGTATTTTCTTGCTCTTCATGGAACAGTTCGTTTTGAGCATAGACCCAGTGTTGTAGGATCGTGGCTGTCTTATCGTTGTTGTTATTGGTGCGGATATAGACATGCACCTTGTTGCGTGGATAGTCCAGCTTATCTAAGTTCTGTTCTAGCCAGTAAGGCAGGATCTTTTCTTTATCTTTTGCCAGCACGTGAAATAGCACGTCTGGCAGTTCGTTATCTTCTAGTACCAATTATGTCTCCTATCATGATCGAGGGCGTTGCAGGCATTATTGTGCCAGTGCAGCTTGATATAAAGCAAGCCCCAGCGTATCTGTGTTTGGTAATTCGTCTTGTAATCCTTGCCAAATTGAGCCATCTTCACGGCTGGCAAGGCTTGTGGTATGCCATGTGCCCCGCTTGAGTTATGGGCAGTAGCCTTCCAGTGACTCTCATGCTCCCATAACGCTTTAAGGCAGCCCCATTGGTGCAGGTTTGCACCTTGACGCATGTACAACACCTTGGCAAAGTGCTTAGGCGCTGACATGTACTCGGTTCTAGCTTGGGAAGGGCTATCGAAGAAGATTACTCCTGCACCCATTGTGGCAAGTATTGCGCAAAGTACCCGAATGGGACAGGAACGAATGATGGATCCGCGTCTGGGATAGTTGGACATGATAGACCTTTCTTCTGTTCTACGTGACGGCGCAGTGCTCGCCAGAATGGTAGGCCTAAGCCTGACCTGTCTTTGGTAATTTTAACCCTTTCACTTGGAAACGATCCGCCCCATATGCCATGTGCTTCATGGTTATTGACGGCGAATTGCAGACACTCCTTTTGTATAGGGCACGCAGCGCAAGCGCGTAGTGCCATGGCTGTTAATTCTACTAGATCATTGGCTGCTGTTCCACGAAAATGCTGTCCGCGTACTGGTTCTGGGAAAAACGCTTCTGGGTCAATCTCGGCGCAAGCTGGGTTTAGGTCAGCCTTAAAATACATCTTCTTCTTTACTTGCTAGCCATAGAGCCAATTTAGTGCCAGATATGGCAGCAAATACGATTAAAGCGGTAGTGATAAGCATTATTTCCCCCTGTAAAGGCTTATGCGCTTGTTGCCATAGGCCATGACTAATTGTAGTTTGTAGTTAAAAGGTTCTAGGGCAAGGTTAATACCCCGCCACTCGCCAGCCTTTATCTCGGTATTAGCGTCAGCTATATCGTTGCAGATAAGGGCATACTTGGCGCTAGCCATGATCTTGTTCATAATCGTGTGGATGGCTGCGATAGGTAGGTGCTGAAGTACATCTTTGATGAGAATTAGATCCACTTGGGGAAAGTCTATTGTCTCTAAGTCACCCTGCATAAACTTTATGTGCTCTGACTCATATTGCTTAATATCCTCTATGATTACTGAGCTTACATCTATGCCTGTGTATTCTTTACCTTCTAGGTTTAACTCTTTACATAAGCGCCAATCGCCACAGCCTAAATCTAGTACTGTGTGAATGTCATCTTGGGCTAGTAGCTTGTTCGCTTCTGCGATCCATGGGGCAGCGTTGGCTGGGTCTGAGCCTGGGCCTGACTTGTGCCCCCATGTAGAATTTGTATAGATAGCGTTAAACGCTTCTTCATTACTCACTTATTAAGTTCTTTTATGCGGTTGCGGATAACGTGTAGATCTTCACCATAGACACGTCCTAGTGCGTCGTTCATTAGTTCCTGTTCGCGAATAATCTGCATAATATCTTGAACAGCATGGTCGTAGCCTTTGCTAAACGCTAGTTCCTTTTCTACGTCGATCTGATCCTGCGTTGTCGGTTCAACCTTGATCACGCGCTCCCCTACTGCCTGCGTTGTCGATCCTGTAATTCCTTCTATGACCTTGTTCATCTGGTCGGCAATTCTGTTTGCTATTTCGTCATTAGTCATGCTATGTATTCCTATCTGGTCGGTTGTCTACGTCGGCGAGCTAAACGCTCCCCTACCGCCTCGGTGGTCGGTAGATCCTAGGCTATAGCAGCAGAATAGGGCTAGTCAACTACCCTAGCCCATGTCCTGGCGTGTCCTGGATCTATTCATTCATGGCACTAGTA